GCCGCCTTGATCTGCTCCTCAATCTTCGGAGCGAGTTGATCAAGCTGGAAGCCACGCGCCTTGAGTGCCGCGTTGGTGAGGATGACGGAGCGCTCGTCTTCAATCGCTCCCTTGACGGCGGCAGTGGTGAAGGCGGCGATCGCTCCGGCTGCGGCCAGTGCCGCACCACCGATTGCCTTGAACGCCGTGCCAGCGGTGCGCTTCAGTTTGCCCATCGCATTGCCGACGTTGCCCAGTGGCTTAGTGGCAGCGTCCTTCGCCGCGACTACAAAGTTCGCTGCTCGATCAGACCTAGATGCCATGTGTCACCTTCTCTTGAACTTCAGGATGGTTCTCTTGAATGCATCGTTGTTGAAGAATGATTGTACCGTACTCGCCATCGCCTCCATCGCACGCGCCTGATAACTTGCGTTGCCAGAGACTCGCGTCACGAATGGATTGGCAGGAACTGCCTTCACCTCCTTCGCTCCGTTCTTTGTTTGCCGCACTCCACTAACACCACTTATCACGAACCATTTGTACCACGCACCGCCAGCGGCGCCTTCTCGATTACGCCCAGCACGCGGTCCAACCACGGCTGCTGGGGTGCCGAACCGAGCGCGGCGAGCGGTGACTGCGTTGCGAAGTCGCCCTGGGTTCTTCGTTGTCTTGCCGATTGGCGCCTCGGCGCGCATTGGCTTGACCATTGTCCGAGCGGCGTTCAGGGTGGCGATGCTCAGCAGGCGTTTGTAGGCTGCTGGATTTGATCCCTTCAGGAAGCCGAGGCGCAGCGCCTCATAGTTCCTGTCCACGCTGAAGGAGATCGTCAGCCTGTCTTGCGATTTAGCGGCCACGGCTCATCGGCTCCTTTGGCTGTAGGTCTGCCATCATTTCCCTTTCGGCTGCATCTCCGTATGGATTGTCCATGCGAGCAGCACCTGATCTAGCGGTAGGCTCGCCACTTCATCTGGCCACATGCCGAACTTCTGACCCAGAATGTGGAACATGATCTCTGGTGGCACCACAACCGATTGACCGATTGCGAGGCGCCGTGCAGCGAGCCTTACTTGGGGTCCGCTTGGTTCCCTTTGCCCCACTTCTCCATCGTCTGCGTCAGTGCATCCACCGGAGCGTCCAGCACATCGTCGCAGGGATTGCCATCAAGCCCCTTGAAGTTGTGGCTGAGGACCATCTTGGAGAACGCCTGGAGCGCTCTGCCTGCGTTGCCTGACTCTAGATCGAGCAGGATGCGCGCTGAGACGTTCTTGCGAAGCTCTGCGTGCCAGCCTGCGAACTCACCCTCTAGGGTGATTAGTACGACGTCCATCTTGCCCTCCTACGTGCGCCCTACGGCGCTGCTATTACGGCGCTGCGCTCAGTGGTGAATCAACGACGATCTCAAGCGACTTGCCTGAGGTCGTGTCGTACGCCAGTCGGCAGGTGACCTCATTGACGATGAGACCGTCCTGATCCGACGAGAGCGGAACGATGTTCTCAATCTCCCATGAGCCGAGAATCCACACGCCGTAGCTGTCGGACGTCGTGCCGAAGAGTCGCAGATACTTCTGCGTGGCAATGTCCGTGATTGGGAAGGTCGTTCCAGCGGCTGAGTTGCTCGCCACCGTCAAGGTGAGCGTCGCATCCAGCGAGCCGGTCAGCGCGGCGGTTGCAGCGGTGAGGCTGCCATCAAGCGCTGTGATCATGCCCACGCCAGTTGAGATCGTGAGGCTGAACGCGGTGATCGACGTGTAGTCGGTCGCGCCGGAGCCTGCCTTGTCTGGGAAGTTTGTGTCGGTGCTCAACTTCAACAGACGGCCAGCGAGCATCGGTTGCGCTGGCAGCGCCGTTGGGAAGGCGAGTGCGGATGTTGCTGCAGTCGTTGCTGCGAAGGTTGCGCCAGCCTGGAGCAGACCGTTCGCGTCAGCCGAGAAGGTGATCTCTGTTGGAGCTGCGTCGCGCACGAGATACTTCTGCACGCCATCCTCAACGAGGAAGGAGTAGAAGACGAGTGTGTCGACGTCGCCCTGTGTTGGTGACCACGTCCAGGTGTATGGACCAGCGCCAGTTGTTGAGGCGCCGACTGAGTCAAGAATCAGTGGAAGAGTTCGCATGGACGCAGGACCCTCGGCGATTGTCAGCACAGGCTGCCTGCCGGTGATCGTTGGTCGTGTTGCCTGGATTGCCGTTCGCTTGCCGACTGAGGTGGTCTCTCCGAGGTCAACGGTCACGCCGAGGTCGAGCGCACCAGTGGTCTCCGTGAAGAGGATCTCGCCGAGAGCTGTGCCGATTGCGGCCGCAGTTCCAAACGCGGACTGCGACGCGGTAGCGATTCGCGTGAGAGCCTTTGCGCCGTAGCTTGGCATGTCCTGTTCTCCTTGCTCTACGCGGTGAAGGTCACGGTATCAAAGACCGTCACTTCCGCATCTGCTTCAACCGTCAGGTAGTCCTGATCGGCATACGTATCTGTGCCGAGTCTAGTCGCAGTGACTGCGACCTGCACGGCATTTCCACTAATCGTCACGGCGCCATCAAACGCCGTCCGTAGCCACGTGCGCCACGTGTAGAGGTCGCGGTATTTGTCATCCATCCGAGGGATCGGCAGGAGGTAGATGCGGACGGCGACCGTCAGGACGGTGCTGCGATTACCGTTGCCGACGGTGATTGCATCGTCGCCAGGGAAGAGGACGGCACACGGCACGACTGGCAGGTTCTCTGGTGGTGTGGCGTATGCCTTGCGGAGTATGTATCCGGCAGGATCAGTGACTGCCTCCAGACGAGTTGCGAGTGCGTCAAGGATCGTCAGGTCGTTCATCGAGCCAAGCCGCTGCGCTTCCGATACGGCTCAAGGATGAGTGCAGCCTCTGGGTGCAGTGCGCGTGCCTGACGGAGGATGCCGCCGAGGTCTGCCGATCCGATCACGCCGAATGGCGAAGTGCGCGATGACCAGACTGCTCCAGCCTGGATGATTTCAGACTGCACAACGGCGGCTGGAACGCTAGGGAAGCCGAACACGCCGACCACCTTGACGCCGCGATAGACATCCTTTGGGAAGTTGCGCGGCCATGAGACGCTCGTGTCAATCTCGGTGTATGGGAAGCCGTCAAGTGCAGCATTTGCAGGAGCCAGCACAAAGTCGGTGCCAGCGGTCCACGTGGTCTCGTAGGTTCCGTTGGCGTCATCGTCGGTCTGCAGCGTGGTGACGCTGACAAGATCGTCGGTCAAGACGTACTGATAATCCTCAGCGGTGTAGTACCGCGTCTCGCTCGCTGTGCCGAAGCCGGTCTTGCGGTCGCAGTACAGGTCGATCAGCGTGTCGGTTGCATCGAGTACGTTCTGCAGCGCGGTGTCATCGGTGCTGTCGGTGATGCCGACGGCCGCCTTGAACTGCGCGAGTGTTGCGTAAGACATCTACTCCCCTTCAGGAGCCATCTCAGGCTCCGATTGCTCGATGGTAGCAGTCCTCATAGCCTTTGATACTTTGGCGCGCTCTACGTGGCGCGTTGGTGCCTCTGCGTCGACATCTTGCACATGGTCTGCCAGACCGAAGGCGATCAAGCCCTCAGCCTCCTCTTGTGGGAGGTCAGCGATTGCACCGGTCGGATACTCCCCTCGGCGCTTCCTGAGTTTGACAAGCATGTGGTCTCCTTACTTGCGGATCAGGGGAGCCGCCGAAGCGACTCCCCTTCACCACTAACTATGCGTAGCTACTGATTAGATCAGTTGCAGGCGTAGTACTTGACGGCATCAGCCTGGGCAAGCCCAGTTGCGCCGCGAACTTCAACCTTGTACGAGACAAGGCCGAGGTTCCACGCGTACTCGCGGCTTACATCCACGCGGATGCCACCGACGAGTGCGGTCTTGATCTGCCCAAGGTCACCGAACAGGATTGGCTTGTTATTGTCGCCAATGTCAGCGATCCCTGACGCGGTGTAGACAGGCTTGCCAAGGAGACGATCAACGCCACCCTGACCACCTGGCTGGAACAGCGGCAAGCTGGACGATGTGATTCCAAGGACTGATCCGAGGGTCGCATCGGACATCAAGAAACCAGCCTTAGGAGCTGATCGGTACTGCTGCTTGACCGCGTACTGAAGGGACACAAGCTCTGCGTACGTAGGCACGAAGGTCGCACCTGTCACGCCTGAACCAGCGGCCGTCACGACGGCGGTACCAGCGGCTGCTCCGTGAGCGATCGCAACTTCCTGACCAGCGGCGTCCGCAATGAACGCTGCAATGTCAAAGGCTGCATCTTCAACCAGCTCTTCACTTACCTGTACGAGGATTTTGTAACCTGACGGCAATAACTGCAAAGTACCCATCGTTGGGTCGCTCTCAACGATCGTCCCAGCCTCGCCAGGAGCGGTCGCCGTCCCAAGAGCCGTGGCTCGTGGGAACTTGATCGCGTTGCCGGTCGCAACCTGAATCACATCAACCACGTTTGGGTTGATGAATGGGTTGATCTGGCCTGCAACCACGTTCACACGTGGGAACACTGCAACAGGATCGCCCAGGTTGCTGCTCTTGGTCACGTCGCGGTACTCGAACGTCTCAGAACCACCGGACATACCGATGGCGCGGAGTCGATCGGAGTCGCTCTTCGCGGCAGGAGCCTTTGGCGACACAACAGCGGCGAACTCGGCGCGAGCCTCGTCTGCAGCCTTGCGTGCTTCGGTAGCGTTCTTCTCGGACTTCATCGCCTCGGCAAGCGTACCAGCCTCTGCGACGAGCTTCTCGAAGCGCGCCTTG